TCGTCTAAAAGCTTAGTGCCGCGAGCAAGTTTCACCCTGTCAATCTTAGCCATTAAACAATCTCCTCAAGACAAGTAATGGTAGCAGACCAGTAAGTAGCCTCTTGCGGCCTAGCTCCCCACGCGTTTGTATACGCGTTGTTTCCAATGTTTGCTTGAGATGGGGGTATCTGAACAGACAGCCGAACCCTGGAACCTGCCGCAACAGGAACGTTTAAGTCGTCCATTACAACAGCAAACCCTCCAGGGCCACCGCCAGGAAATGTTTTTGGCCTCATGTCGTTCCATGTCGTTCCCTCAGCAGAAGCGGCTGGCCAAGCAATCGTAGTGAATTGACCCCGAACAAAGGCAAACCTATTCCTAGAAAGCTCGACACTATTCTGCGTCCGGTCTTCTGGAGCAAAAGGGTGGTCAACGTGCATAACAACAGACAGGCCTTCGTCTTTTTCACCAACAGCATAGCCCAAAGGTGTTGTCGTGTTGTACAAAAAATCTTCAGTAAACCCCGTAACTCTTGGGGAAGACACCGTGTCTTTTCCGCCTATGATGTGTATAGCCTGGACAATAACTGGTGCGCCAAAATGTATGGGCGTCATCCATATGTTGCACTTGTCTCTTGCTTCACTAATCTGCGACCTGTTCATTCCAGGTATTTCGCAAGACTTTAAACGCAACGGGTTGTTTCGACGCAAAGGCTGCTCACCTTCAGTTTCAGCCTCTGAGTTAATAGACGGCAACCACGGAAATTGATGCAATGAAACAGAACCGCCACCAGTGGCAAATTTATTCGGGGCCCACCCAGCTACAAACTGTGTCTGAACGTAACGCGTTTCAATGTCGCCCTTGGGAACGTTGTTAACGTGTGACACAACGTCATCCATTGCAGAGTCAATGCGACTTCCATCAATGGTTGTTCCTTCTGAAAACTGTTCATCAGTTATGTGTCTAGGGTGATTTTTAAATGCCATTACAGATTCCCCAATGCTGCAGATGTTACGCCAGCAAACGTCAGCCCGGTGCCGTTATAGCATCCCACAACCTGCACGTTTGCGGCAGCGCCTGCGTTGTTAATGATAAGGCCACCAAGGACATCTACGCTGCTCAAAAACATGCAGCCAATAAAAATAGCTTTGCCGCCACTGGCTACATCAACCCATATCTGACTAGCGTTTCCTCTTCGTCGATGAAACACGCAGTTTCTAAACACAGCAACAGACAGCGACCCAATAGAAACCACTGGGTCTAGCTCAAACTCTTCGTCTGGCTTAATCTCTACGCCATCAATAATGTGTCGCCTACTTAGGCGTAGAGGCGTGCGTACAGAGGCGTTTCCGCCCACGCCAGTAATAGACGCTCCTGAATTGTTTAGCTGTCGAATTGAGTGCGATCCAGACATGAGGCTGTTTGCGGGATTATCAAGCGGTCCATCGAGAACAGTGTCGCCTGGTGCTACAAGGTCTAGGCCGTTAATAAACGACATAACCTCGTCCATTGCTTGGTCGTTCTGTTCGTCAACTTTGTCTTTGTTGACACCAAGAGGCGTGTAGAAAAAGCCTGGAAACCTCATCTTCCCGTCCTTCTCCTGGTCCCCCCAGTGCGAACTGCGGCAACAGCGCTGTCTAGTTTAATGGCTTGAGCTCTGTTTTGAATAAAGCCAAACATCATGTACGACACGCATTTGCCTTTAGCGCTATCGCTTGTTGCAATAAGAGACACCTCTTCATCATCAATCAGATACGTGCCATCCCATGTAACTCCAGCCTGACCAAACACTTTGTTTTGAAGAACGCCTGATGAGTCAATAACCCTTGTTCTAATTGTCTTTCTTAAAGACGCTGCGTATATGCTGTCATCTAGTGCTGCAGGGCTTGACGTAAAGTCAATGGTTTGCGACATCCAGCCCTTCCTGTCAGCCGCAGCCACAGTGTTGAACAGGCCAAACATCCAGTCACCCACAAGATAGTCTGCCTCAACGCCCGGCCCATGGCTTAGCATGCGGACATATAGGCCGCGTGTCTTAACGTTAACAGCATCGTTCATGCCGATATGGCCTGACTTGTATGCCCAGTCAACTGGTTGTGCAACAGAGTCTTCTTTTCTTTTATCGTTGCTTCCAAGGAAGTATTGATACCATGTGTACGCACCAAGCGTGTACGTGGTTGATCCGTCAACAAGTGTCGGGTTTGCGGGCGTTTGTATCTTCATTCCAGACAAGCTGTTTGCAAGATCGTTTCGCTGCATAACAACGTAGATAACTTTGTTTTTCCTGCCCGGTATTAATCCGATTTTTTTACCAGCAGTTGTCCCATTCATGTCGATGGTAATCGTGTTTGCAGCAGTGCTTGTTACTGACGTAAGAGCAACGAACGTTAACCGCTCTGACGGAATCATTACAGACAGCTGGGTTCCAGCTCCAGGGTCTTCAATCGGGGCCCAGTTTCCGTTGTCATATGTAAACGAAAGTTGAAACCTATCAAAGCCGCCGACTATGTCTTGAGGAACAACCTCAATAGGGACCGCGTATATCTCTTGAGCCTCTGTTACGGTTCCGTGAAAATTTAAAGTCGTTCCTGGCTGTATTTTAAACGGCCTTCCAATATAGGTCTGACCCTGAATTGTTCCGCCTGTCGCAGAGACTTCCCAGTATCCTGTTGGTATTCGGTAGTCTTCGTCCTGAATAGACCTGTCAATGCCGCCGCCACGACCATACTTTGTTAAATAGTACGAAGACACGTAAACGTCATCTGGGCCTAAGCTGTCATCATCAAGAAACTGAACGTCTGTAGAACCAACGCAGTATAGTGAGTCTTTACTGCACACAAACCACGGGTTTTTAAGGTTCTGCGTTGCCTCTACTATGCTTGTGCCGCCCTCAAAGTTAACAACAGACTCAGATGTCCACAATGACCACTGACTGTTTGTCAGACACAGCGCTTGGTTTGTCGTTGGCATTACCACAAAAAGCGCCTTCAAATGCGGACAGTAGCATAAGTGAAGGTTGTTTTTGTTTAGCTTGGAAAAGCTTTGTGGCTGCGTTCTTGCCGCTGACGTTGTTCCGCTTTGGGGGTAATACGAGTTGAGCGGATTGGTCAGCATTTGCTTGAACAGGTTGTCTATTTTCTCCGACACAGGGCTTATGTTCATTCCGCCCTGAGTTACAAACACTCCGTTCTCGTCTACCCATAGCAGCGCTCCGTCTGCCTTTGTGACAGACTGATTGTTTATGCAACCAATGTTGTCTGAGATCTTAACCAAAGACCCGCCAGACACAATGGCCCCTGAGTTTTGAGGAAACCTGTAGAGATACGTTTCAGACTCTGTAAATATGTAGAGATTTCCGTTTAGCTCCGCGAGTGCAGTTATCTCAAACTCTGAGTCTACAGCAAACGTGTTTGGCGTCATGACTGAGCACGGGAAGCCGCTGTCCGATATAAATATCTGACGCTTTGACCCATAAACCATGCGCGAGTTAACCCGAACAGCAGTGCCTATTGAACCCATTACTGTGTGGTCAAAATACCTATGCGCCTCTAAGTGCAGCCCGTCAACAAAACGAGCAGGTTTAACAAGAGAGCTTTCAGAGTAAGGCTCCACCCACTCTTGCTCATACACCTTGTTTACGCCTTTAGGTCTGTTGCTTTCGTATTCTGCTCGGCGGTAATGAGCTGGGCTGTAAACCCACACACCAGCATTAGGACTGCCAAAAAATAAGTGATCCCTAAACTCTTCAAAAAAGAATGGGACCATCTCACCTTCGGTTTCCCCAATAGATGACAGCCAAGACTGCCTGTCTGCAGAATGTCTGCTCATGCCTGCGACTACCGGCACGGCAGACGTTTCGTAGTTGCCGTGCCAAAAAGGCATATTAGGGTTGTCGGTCAGTTGGCCATAATCGCTAATTGACGATCCACCTTCACGCTCTGAAGTGTGCGGATACAATGCCTCTTCCCACCTGTCTCCAGTAGCCAGGTCATCGATGGTCACAGTGTAAATAAAGAAAAGACTTTGATTCGTATCTAAGTTTTCTGTGTGTACGTAAGAAACCCACGCAGAAACAATCTGCTCATGTCCGTAGTTTGTTGTTACAAGCCTACTGCCAAGATGTGCTCTTATGCCCCACTCTAACGGAAATGTTGTTCCTGGCCTTAAAGCTGAGAACGGGTTTCCAAAACTTGAGGAGTACTGGCCAATCTGACCGAACCCTTTTCTGACCTGCCACTTGCCCTGCTGCATCAGCATATTCAAGGCAAAGCTTCCGTCTACAGGACCGCTTTCATCAATACCATCACCAAGAATTGAAACTTCTTTTGAGCTTGTAGCCATCACGGACCCTCATATGTGAATCGGGTTCTAGATATGTACTGCGGACCCTCAAAGTTTCTCCTAGAGATGTGTGTTACCAAAGCAGTCATTCGCTGCTGCATTTGCTGTGTTAACGCTTGATTTACAGCCCCGTCTCTTATTGCGTATTGCTTGTACGCTATAAGCGCAATAAGGTCGTGAAACTGAACAAGGTCATCAATCCACTCGTTACCAGCAACATTGGCCCAGTTCACTGTGCTTTCTGGAATGTAGTACAAAGCAAGCGTGCCAGTAGGCTGTGCGCTAAAGTACAAGGTTGTGCCTTCTAAGTAGTAGCCCCTTGTCGCTGTTTGAAGAGCCCTTTTAGACGGAACGCCAGACCAGATAGTTGCGTTTGGATCGTCGTTAGACCCTCTTGTCTTAACAGACAAAAGGCTCACCATCCTCGCTGTTGTTGGCGTTGCACCAAGAAGCTTTACAGTCCCTGTAGCTAAATCATAGCTTGTGCCTGTCGGTGTCAACGTAACTTCAACAGCGTATGTGTTGGGAACAACTGAAGACACAAACTCACGAAACTCGTTATATCCTAGCTCAAGGTATTGAGCTACGTTTGCGGCTGTGAGAAACGTTGTGTCTGGCTCATCGCAGTACGAGCGGAAAAGATCGCTTACGCCCGAAACGTATTGAAGGCTCAACGCCATTAGAACCCTCCTTTAACTGGAGATATTAAAGCTTCCTTCCTTTGCGCCTGACGACTAACTGCATCCTCTAGCGTACCCTTAGATGCAGCCGTGTTTATCTGCTCATTTAATAGCTGATTAAACGCCATTGGTGACTGCTGGTCTATAAGGCTTGCACCCATTGCCTCTGGGCTAGTCTGCGGCGACTGCTGTCGCGGGAACACTTGGCGCCTAAACAACGCTTGCTGGTATTCCTGCTCTGGCTGTCCGTGCGTAATAATCGACACGTACACATCGCTTATGTAGTTGCGCCTTTCTTCCGGCAACGCATAGAAGTCCGCCGAGCGCATGAACTCTTTCCATACGTACTCGTAAGCCTCTAAATCCTCGTTCGCAAAGATGGTAATCATTGCGCCTTCGGCTGCTGCAAACAACATCTCTTCGGCATGAGCAATCGCTTTTACCTTGTCGCTTGCGTACTGGTTAGAGGTTCTAAAGGAAATTTCCTTCATAGCTGTTTGCTTGTCGATTAGACCAAGCTCAAGCATCTGTAGAACCTTGGCGTCTCTGTCGTGAGCCTCGTTCCTAAACAACGACCCAGCCTGCAAGAAAACCTCTGGGTCTTCTAAAATGTCTGTGTTCTCGAGCTGCTTGTAAATTACGCCGCCTAAGTCGTCCATCATCCGAATCATCTTGCCGCTTGTGTAGTGCGCCTTCATTAAGCGAACCATTACCTTGGCGCTTTTACGCACACACTTCTCGATGTCAGACTGTGTGATTTGCAGCTGGGACATGTCGCGCTCTGCAAGGGCGTTAATCGCGCTGCCTGAGCTTACGTTAACTGCACGCTTGCCAAGACTTACAGAGTGAATGCCTGCAACGTCTCCCATTTCTGCTTGAATCCTGGTTAGGTTATCAAGCACGTAGCCGGGCAAAGGCACTGGCTGAACCATCTTAGGCTCGCCGCCCGCTGCGTTGTATTGAATTTTCTCACCAGGCTTATCTGTAAACGCGTGATTATCAATTCCGGCAGTGCGAGGTATAAGCCACTTAGGGTTAGACATCGTCTCAACGTTCATTATAAGAGCGCTGCGTGCCTTGTTGTAGAACCAGTTAAGCTCAACAAGAGGCTGGATTAAACCAAGACCCCAAGCTCGCGTTGGTATTTTTGAGTAGCGCACAACCTGCACCGGGAAAGGATCGACAGGGTAGCCCTCTTCTTTGAACAAGTAGTCGTTCTTTAAGAGAATTGCGTGCTTGCCGCTTTTCCAATACACTTCGTAGATTTTAACGCGACCCTCTGGGACATCCGGGTCCATGCCGCCATCGTGCAAACTTGTAGTAGCGGCGTCTTCGATTTCCTGCTCAAAGTCAGGGTACGCTTCTTTAAGCTCTCTTTTGGTGTGGTAGCTTCTAATCGCACACCACTCGCTATCTGCAGGGTCTTGCACGCCCTGCTCCCAAAACAAGTCGTAAGGGCTGACGACCTCTGTTCGCACGCGCTCTTTATCTGGGTCGTAAAACGTGTGGAGCGCAGACGTACCGCATGAAAGCAAAAAGCGTATCATGTCAGTAATTGTGTCTTTTAGCTCGTCCTCCATCCAGTGGTACTGCAAGAGGAGCTCCATCGATTTTGCCTTTGTGCTATCTTCTGGGTTGCTAGCAGCGGGCACAACAGCCATCGATGGGTAGTTGATTGACAGGCGAGACAGAATGTTTCGGTAGATGTTTAAGACAAGGTTCACAGTAACAAGCGTACTGTCTCCCTCTCGAGGCCTAGCAACCTCGTACCTGCGGAGGCCTCTGTCGTAATTAAGCCAGTGGTTTCCAGCCAGGAAATGAACACACATGTCCCAGTCAGTCTTGTGTTCGCTTTTGTCATCATCGGCTTGCTCGATGACGGAACCCATGTTTTCAGGCCAGCCCATTATTTCTTACCAGTAAATGCTTTGTCTTTGTACGACTTAGAAACGTTCTGCGCTCCAGAGATCATTCTTTGCCCAGCTCTTGGGTCGTCGTCAGCAAGACCGCCAATTCCAGAGCCCAGCTCCGCTGTAGCTGCGCCTGCACCAAGCACCGCAGGAATAGCAGCTAAAGAAGCGCCTCCAGTTGGAAGTGCTGCCAATGCTGCTCCGGCCCCGGCAAGAAAACCAAGTAGGCCTCCCCAGTCTGAGCCTGATGTGTCTAGCTCATCTTGAGCTACAGCAACATAAGGGTTTGCCTGACCGGCAAAAGCGCTTTCCATTTCTGGGTCTTTCTCTTCTTCAATGGCCATGGTTACCTCATCGTGGGGGGCTGTCGTAACAGAAGATCGATTTGTTCTTCGTGCTCCTTTTCAGACACACGGTTTCGTTTCTCTTTTATTAACATGCAAAGGTACACGCAGAGAAGGAGAAGAACGACTAATACTGCTAATTGTATGAGAAAAATCATAAATAAAAAGAGGGGGGCCGAAACCCCCCTCCAAAGCCTTACAGACTAAATCCTGTCATAATGACATTGTTGTTTGGCTTCTTGCAAACAAGGTTCCAGTACCATCGGTAGTAACCTTCGAACTGGTCAGAACCGGCAACTCGTGCCAGGACTTCTCCGTCGAGGTCAGCAAACCCAGGGGACTGAAGCTCTGCGAGGTTCCAAGTGTCTGTCTTCAAGAAGATGATCAGACCATTGTCAATCGCCCGCGATACCTTGATAGCAATCCCCGCGTAAGACACGGAAAGAATGCCAGCATCGCCAGTTTGCGTAGGACCGCTTTGTCCTACGTTTAGGCTTC